TTTATCCCAAGCAATATGCCAAGTTGTTTGACACAGTATACACTTTTGAACCAGAGTGGTTAAACTTTTATTGCCTCAATCTAAATGTTCCTGAATCAAATGTGATTAAAAATCAATCTTGTTTGGGAAATAGTCATCAACTGGTCAACTTGGCAATCAAGGAAAAAAATAGAGGGAAAAATTATGTAAAGGGAGTAGGAAACTATCCCACATACAAAATTGATGACTTGAACTTAACAATATGTGATTTGATACACCTAGACATAGAAGGATTTGAATATTACGCATTACAAGGTGCTAGTGAAACTATTGCTAGATGCAGGCCTGTCATTGTTGTAGAGATGTGGGATCAGTTGTCAAATCGATTTGAAGAAGACATCAATGCAAAAACCGAAAACTTGTTGACTAGTTTTGGCTACTCATACTCACAAACATTACACGATTCAGACAAGGTATATTTTCCAAATGAAATCATTCATAATTAGACTCAAGAACAATGCTATTTCTGAAAAGTATGCAACCCAGTGTGTACAACAAGCCAAACAATTTGGCATAGATGTAGACTATTTTGATGCTGTCAACGGTCTCGAATATCAACGCCACCTTGACCTATTGAAAATTTTTCCAAAGTACAAATTTAAAAAGGGTCGTGCTGGGGTTTTTGGATGCTTTTTGAGCCACTACTACCTTTGGAGAAAATGTGTTGAATCTAGTCAGCCGCTGTTGATTTTAGAACACGACGGTTACTTTGTTCAGCCACTACCAGCTGATGTGTTGAATACGTTTACAGATATATTAAAATTGGATGGATTAGATCCGTTCTCAAAGCAGTACAACACCCTGTTGACTCAGCAACAAAATCTTGATATTACGGTACAAAAATATCACAACAATCAAGCAAAAACGCTTGATCCACAATCAAAATGGCATGCAAAGATTCAAACTGGTAACTACATGAGGGGAGCATACGGATATATCATCAAACCTGGCGCTGCTAAAAAACTAATCAACTGGATTGCTGTCAATGGGTTTGTGCCAGCTGACCAACAAATAGGCGATGCAATCGTGGACATACAAGTTACCACACCCACCATTGTACGATTACATCCAGATTATTTTCAAAGAATAGGTGAACTATCTCTTACTGGTAATCCTGAACTGTTATAGATAAGGAATAAATTTTTGATATATGTGGCCTGCGAGTCCATCATTGTCGCTCCAGTGGGCCGCAGCTAGATTGTATATCCATTGATCTCTTGCAAACTGTTGTGGAGATTCAATCGCAGCAACATCATGATGTGCTACCTGCCAAGTCACTGCTGATGCATCATCTACATATGTGGGAATACCTTCTAGTACTGATGCAACACTGGCACTACTATTAAAAAATACCGCAGCGTGAGCTTGTTGTAGATCATCAATCAGTTTGGAGTCTTTGGGGTCAATAACTCTAACATTGTTTCTTGAGGCATCCTTGCCAGAATAAGCAGCAAAGTCTTGCATATTGTATTGTCCCGGATGTGGTCGAATCACAATAGGGCGACGAGTATGTTTTCTAATGTCAACAATTTTTTGCTGAAGCCATGTCATGGGACTTAGCGTTTTCATTGCAAAGCCGCCATCTCGTTGCATGCCAATCAAGATATAACCTTGCAAATTGGTACGATGAGGTTTTAACACAATACCAAGACGTTGTTGTATTTCTAACCATTTGGTGCTATCACTATTGGCATTTGCATATTCAGCGCGATCATAAAACGGGCCGCCTAGGCTGTAGCGCAAGTATGTTCCAGTGTCATCCAGGTATTTGAAACAACTGGCATCAATGCACATGGTTTTAAATCCATGTCTATTTTGTTCAGCAATGATTTGTTTGCGTAGTGTGATGTTTCGGCCACCAGTGTTTGTGGTAGCCCAGCCCAGAATTACTGCCAGTTTTGAAGGCTGATATCGATAGTCCCACTCTACTGCAACTGTGTGACCAGTGGCGCGAACACCAGCAGCAAAGTTCTCAAGACAAGCAATCTTGCGTGAGTGCTTGTTGGGGTTTGCTACTGAACTTACATAAACAACACAATCAACCACCGTTGAGAATCCGCCAGGCTGTTCCATCACGCATTTCTGCTTCGGTAAATTGACAATAGGAAATATGTCTACACCACGCAGCAACTTCATCTAGTGTGGGTATCTTGATGTTTTCAATTTCGCTAATGCTGTTACTGCACAGTGCAGCGGCTGCATTTGGCCCTAGAGTAATAGCCGGTTTACCTAGTAACAGAGCTTCTCCTGCTGCAATGCTGCTAAATGTAACCAAGCAGTATACATCGTCAGCTAGAGCCATTTCCATGGTGTCAGTGTTTACACGTTCAGTTCGTCCTTTTTTCAATCGTATGTCTATGGGACGATCAGTGTGTTTTTTTATTTCTTGTTGTGTTTCAGTTAACCAATCTTCAAGATTGATGTTATAGAGATTTAACAGTTTCTGACTAGGTGGAGCAATCAATACCTTGCTGCCTTGTTTGCGAAACTTGGCCAACTGAATATTGCATCTGTCCACGCGATCACTTGGGCGATCAATAATAGGACCAAAATTTTGTACATCGTTTTTGGTAATACGATGATAGATTTTCTTTTTACCATTACCAAAATAGCCAGTGTCAATGTAGTAGAAATCTCTACCGGTGTCTTTGCAAATTTTCATTTCTTTGCGTTTGGTTACGCCACGAAACACCGCTGGCGCCATGCTTTGTTCGTGCTTGCTCCAGGTGCCGATTTGACCACCGCAGCCCTGCACAAAACTTTGTAAAACTGGATCAAACATTTTTCCTTTTTCCTTGTATTTTGTTTCGCCAGGCTCAACGTCAATCGCCACTACACCTGCACTAGACAGTTGGTTGATTTGTTGCATCAAACTGTTTGCAGTCACTCCATAATATTCGCCAGCTGGGTCTACACGATACTGTAATACAGCGTCAAAAACAGCACGTATGTTATCAGGCACCATGTCAAACATATGTCGAGGTGGCGGCGCTAGTTGTTCTTGTTCCATTAAATATCTCTTTGTTGGCAGTATTCAGTGAGTATACGTTCACGGTGCCACTCATTGCCTTGTGGGGTATCAGCAAACTCCTGAAAGCATGGCGTGCCAAGTGTGTAATGCAGTAACTTGGCGTCGGCATTTGGCCCATATTCATCAGGCAACCAGTTCCATTCGGGCGGAAGTTCGTCAATACGTTCATCTTCTAGCCACGAGAAGCGGTGGAGCTCACTGCCCGTGGATTGTTGGATGAACTCGGGAGTAAGTTTCCTGTTAGGAAAGCTATTACAATTCCACAGAATAACACTACTCCAATTTTTTCGAGGATAGTCTTCATTTTTTGCTCCTAGATATTTTACTGGCATACGAGTCTTGTAGTCATGCTTGACCACTTGTACGTCTTTGCTAGCGTCACGCAGTGCCCATAGTTCCGCAATATCGCCTCGCACAATCATGTCGCCATCAATGAAAATAGCATGACCAGCAAAATCACAAAGATAAGGTACCAGGAAGCGTGTGTAGATAAAGTGGTTAGATCCGTCTGTGTGGGTTTCTGCATAGTCTTGAAACAGATTCAGTGCCACTGGCACAATGGCCACAGGCTGTGAACTGTTGCGTATGATTGAGTTTGCACAGGTATGGTAAGCAATAGCTTCACGTGGGTCGTATCCCACAAATACAGGAATTGGTTTCATCGGCGTTCAATATCTTCTTCCACACAGTTTTCGCCGTATTGGATTTCAATCAGTCGTAGAGGTTGGTCTGTTTCGTTGCACAGCTGATGCCATTCGTTGAGTTGAATCCAAGTATGCTGGTGCCTTGCTGGACTGGCCAACAAGTCGTAATCTGTACTGTGTGGGTCCACGGTGTACACTGTGGCTTCACCTTCGGCCACAAACCAAAACTCCGCACGATTTTCATGCCGTTGCATGCTCAGGCATGTTTTTGGTGTAACTGTAAGTTCTTTGAGTTTGACATGATTGCCCACTTCGTGCAACACACGATAATGGCCCCAGGCACGTTCAGTTCGGGGTTTTTTCCAGTCTTCAAGAATCCAACTTGAACTGTTCTTTTTGTCTTCACCACCGACCCCAAACGCAAATTCCAGGTGTGGATCTTGCACACTCATTTCAGGAATGTTGTCTTGGGTTCTATCGCCACCGTTGGCAAACACAATATCAGCATCAGGATATCTAGCACGGACTATTCTAATAGCGTCTGAGCTAGAACCATCTGAGTCATCAAATGTCACAACTTCGTCTACCATCACAAGGTTGCTTGTGAGTGCGAACCGTTCGCTCATGGGCATGAATGGCCGACCTTTTTTACGGGTTAGCCAAGCATCTGAATTAAGACCCACAATTAGCTGATCGCCTAGGGTGCGGGCAGCTTTGAAGTAGGCAAGGTGTCCGGAATGAACAGGGTCAAATCCGCCGGTAACAAGTACAATTTTCATAGCATTATTTACAGTGACGCAACCGTCACAAAGATATATCTTCCATTCCGGCTGCCCGCAATTTTACAATGTGCCCCGACATCCACTGTTTGCTGTCAAGACCTTTCATGATACCCAACCAACGATTTCGCAAATATGCAACTTCGTTGATAATGGTTTCGTAATCAATCACTTCGTCTTCACCGTCCACATACTTTTCAGCATCCCGGCTGGTAAGTGCTCTAGCATATCCTTCTAGATATTTCTGAAAGTGTTTGCGACGGATTTTGCGCAACTGAATGTTGAGATAGTTCAACACAGCTTCAATTTCTTGCAGCTGGTTGAATCTGTACTCTGTGGTGCCCGGCAGTTCTTTGATGTTGCGTTCAATCAAACCGCCAACTTTGCAGTCTGCCCTAGCACCATCAAGCTCACGCTCGTAGTGCTGAATAAAATCGGGCAAGGCATCCAAGCTAGCCACCACGCGGCTGTACCACATTTAGTTTTCCCAATCGTTGTCGTCGTCTTCGGGCTCTTCGTCTTCGTATTCGGCGTCGGTATCTAAATAAACTGCCAAAGCACGTTTGACGTCTGCGTCTCCTTTGAAAGCATTGCGGATGCTTTCTGCACTTTCGTCATGATCAATTAGTACCGCTACCAAGGTCTCGGCTGCTTCTGCACGGTCTACGGTGTTAACAAACCTTTTGAGTTCACCCCAAATTTCTGCTGCAATTGATTCGCTCATTCTTCATCTCCTTCAACGGTACTTACCTCTTCCTTCTGATTGCCAAAATCTTGAATGACTTTGTCTAAACAACCGTCATCGTTCTTTTCCCATGCTTTACGAAACTTCTTAATAATTTCTCCATCACTTGTAGTGAATACCAAACTATTGCCTTCACGCTTGAGCAAACCTTTTTTCTCGGCCAGGTCTACCATTCCGCTATATGGGCTCATGCCTGTTGAATACGGAATTTTCACTTGCACACCCTCAAAAGGTTTTGCATAACGTGTTTTCATAATCTTGCAGCCAGCACGGATACCGTTCACTTCAGAAACTTTGTTACCGTCTTCGTCTTCTTTTAACTTCATTTTCTTCATCGCAACAACGATTGACGATGCGTAAATGAAACCTTGACCTCCAGAGATTTTATCATCTGGGTCAAACATATCTTGTGATGCGTATGTGTGGTTAGTTGCTACTAAACCAACGTTATGCGAGCCAAACATGTTTACACAATTACGAACAAGTGCTGTTAGTGCTTTAGGCTTACGACCCATGTCACCCTTCATATCACCTGCTTCAAACTGATTAACGTCAGTTGGTGTCAACAACATACCCAACGAATCAATCACAAATAGTACTTTCATGCGTTCGCCATCTGGAAGTGCTTTGTAATCAATCATAAATGTTGAAATTGTTTTAGCTACGTCATCTATCATAGCCATATTAAGTTTGAGTAGCTTACTTTCGTCAGTATCTACTCCAAGTGCATGCAACCACTTCTCGTCAAGTGCGTTTTCTGAGTCAACTAAGATAACAAAAATACCTTGTTCTTGTGCATGCTTAACAATATTTCCAGAACAGATGTAACTTTTACCAGCACCTGATTCACCAGCAAACACAGTGACTTTACCTAAAGGAATTCCCTTGTTAAAGTCGCCTGAGATGAGATAATTCAAGGCAAAATTGCCAGTACTAATCCAATCAGTAGGATCGTTAAATCCGATACTAAGGCCGTCGATGCTCTTAGTGATGTCCTTGCGGAACTTGCTAATGTCAAATGGTTTTGCCATGGTTAATCCTTTAGTATATCTAAGTATAAATTATTTTTGTTAGTATCACGACCAGCATTGTTCCATTTTAAATTCAATGGAGACTGTTGTGTGAATTCACATACTTTTGCAATTATAATCGCTTGTTCCCAAAGATCAAATTTAGTAGTAATTATGCGTTTGTTCATAACGTCATCAGTTGCTTGTTTTATTTGTTCTAGCCAATATAAGTATGGATAGTTAACTTCAGTTACTTTATTATAAAATTGCTGGCTGCGTTCAACATCCCAAGTCCAATGTAATGTTTTTGTACATACATCAATTAATTCTTGAAATCTCCCTTGCACGTAGTCGCCCAATAACATTGTATTAGCAGATTCAAAGTTCTTTACTGGATGTTTGCAAAATCCATCGTAGTATGCAGTTGTTAACCATTCTACAAACTGTAATTCTGATTCCAGTGTTACAGTCGGTTTGATATATGCGTTACTAATTTCTTCTTGTATCTCTTGTGGCAACATTAAAATATCATTGTATGATGCACAATCAGGCCAAGACGGATCTTTGAAAACTGTATAAAACTCCCGCCATAACCGTGATTGTTCTTGGTCAGACAAATTTATAACATGATTATAGAACGTTGATATGTTATCTATAGTAGGACACGTTCCATATAACTTATGGTATACCATCTTCAGTCTTAAAACTTCCCACCAATCAACCGACATAACTTCTAAAACACAATGAGTAGAGTCGTTTGGGTATTCAATCAAGTGTTCTGCAATTAAATTGGTACGATTAATTAGAGCATGGGCGTTTCCGCTTTTGCTAAAAAATTTAGTTAAGTCTATATCAATCTGATTGCAAGCAAACAAAGCATGGGTTAATATAGTATTACCCATGCTTCCTGCTCTGTAATCAATACAGTACGCCATGCATTATTGTTTTTGTCTTGATCGAATCATAGCCAAAATGTCTTGCGCATTTTGACCAGTAGCTGCTGGCTTAACTACCGGTGCTGCTGCTGCTTCTGCTGCGTCATCTTCCCAAGCAGGAGTTTCTGCTACTGGAGCAGGTGCTGCTGGGCGAGCTGACGGGGCAGGTGCTGCGGCAGGTGCTGGAGTTTCTGCATCACCACTTGCGCCGCCTGGTGCATTAACACCTGCTGGACGGAAGTACTGACCCCAACGTTCTGTATCGTATGGTTGACCGTCAACTGATGCTTCAAACATCTCTTTAATCACCTTCAACTCGACATCGCCTGGGCGCTTGGGTAAGAATGTGCTCAAGTCAAACAAGCCATGAGCGTCAACTGCTGCTTGTTCTGCTTCAGTTAGTGCCGACTCTTTACGTGCCCACTTGGAAGTGTTGTAATCAGCATATCCACCCTTGGCAGTCTTGGTGATACGGAAGTCAAGGCCACGCATGTAGTCGGTAGGTAGTTCTTCCAATTCAGGATCCATCAAAGCTGATTTGATCAAGGTAAACAATTGCGGACCAATGATAAATTTACGGATTGGATTGTCCGGAGTAGTGTCATCAGAGATGGGGTTCTCACGAACAAAGCCTTGGAAGATGTAGCTGCGCTTCTTCCAATATTTGCGACCCATGTCTTCAAGACTCTTGTCCTTGAACCAGGTGCGTACTTCTGCCA